CCACTATACTGAATATTTGTAAGTGTTTGAGGTCTGTAGAATACTTGTGGATTAGTAATTGCTATTCCAGTAATTCCACCATTAACAATTTGTGCAGTACCAATTCCAGTGTAATTTGCAGCATACAAACTAGATGTTTGAATAGCAACATTAACAGTTGGTTGAATATCAAGTCTATATCCAGATCCGCTAGTTCCCATACCAACTGACTGAATAGTTCCTGCAGAAGAAACAACTGCTGTGCCTCCTGCAGCAACTAAAGGTTGAAGTCCCCATCCCTCAGTAGATCCTACAGAAACAATAACTCCACCTACAGGAACATTAGCATTATTAGGATCATAGGTAGCAGAAGATGCTGTACCTGTAAAGAAAATACTAGTGATCCCAGAACTCTGTTCAAATTCATAATCTTCATCTCTATCCTGAGGTCCTTCTGGACCTTGGAAAACTCCATTAACCAAAACTATACCATTATTGGTAGAAAATCCAGTAACATTAGCACCATCTTTTGTTAAAGTAAATGTTTTACCAATTCCAGTAAATTGATTGGAAATATCATCAAAAATCATATTGTTAGTATATGTTTCAGCAATAGTCCCTTCCTTACCACTTCTCATAAATGTTCTACCTTGGAAAGTAGAATGCGTGGAAATGCCAGTCCAATCTCTATCATCTGGAGCATTAGTCGTAGAACCTATAGGATCAGGACCATAAGGTGCGCTGACAAAATGAATTGTATTTTCACGAATATTATAATTTCCATCAACTCTTTTCACCATAGAACCTGCAGAATGGTCAGCAAGACCAGTACCCATCCAAGGTCTATCCACCAAAATCACATTAGTGCTTCCCAAACCAACAGTGTTGATTTTCATAATTTCATCATTAATTTGCACCAGATTCCCACTAAAGAATGATGTTATTCCGCTAAAGGTAATTCTAGTGTCTAATCTACCAACAGCCTTAGCAAGAGTAGTACTTAAAGCACTTCCAACAAGAGGAGATTGAATCCAATTATCAATTGCGACAAGTGCTTTAGAGTTTTGATTATTAGAAGTGAAAGAGTGTGAAGTTCCAATACCAACAGCAGTAATATCCATCACTACTGGAGTCTGTAATAATGCTTTTTCAGCACTTGCTGCTAACTTAATAGTACTCTCATTAATTTTAACGCAGTATATTGATGCTGGTACTTTGGTGGTAGCTGCAAATCCAGTTCCACTAGTAGAAGCAACACTAATTGCCTGAGTAGTTCCAGATCCAGCATAAGAATAAGAAAGTTTTTCCCCTGTTACAAAATAATGATCAGGAATACTAATAGTATTATCAGAAACACTAACAATATCACTATCACTACCATCAACAAATCTTTGGAAAATTGGTTTGGTATTATGAAGTAATCCAAATTGTCTCTTAATATCTCTTTCAGTTCCTTCATAAGTTGCATAACCACTTTCTATTGTTGCATTATTATCAGGATAATCCAAACCAATAGAATCAGTATCAACAGTAGACTTAACTAGACTTAAAACATTTTGGAATACTTTTACTTGAACCTTAATATTTTTATTAGGAGTAAATGTTAAATGCTTTCTATCAGAACCATCAATATTAGCACTAATGGATCCTAGAGAACCGTGAGAACGTATATTACCATATTCTGTTATAGAATTAGTTGTTCCATCATCAACTACCAAAACTTCCGACATTTCATACTGTTTATTCGTAGTATCTTCTACCTGAACAATGTAATATGCAGCATGAGAATCTTCATGATATTCTGCAATAGTTGTTACTCCAGGAGATCCTGAAGCAGCGATTGAAGTATACCAAGAATCGAGTAAACCAGTATTTAATTCACTAGCAGTTCCTACTCCTGTAGCAGTTGATGTGCTACTAGCAATTGAAACAGTCATAGAATTTACACTATGCGCTACACCAACAGCAGAATCTGGAGTAAAGTCAATCTTAAGTCTAGTTCCGTCAATGTATGGATAATAAGTTCCTAATCCAGTATAAGTTCCAGTAACTGGATTAATTTGATTATTATCACTTAATCCACCATAATCAATTAAGTTAACAGTTGATCCATCATGAATTAAATTGAGTTCATCATATTCAAAGTAAGATTCATCATCTGCTCCAATTTCAACCAATACTTTAACTGAGCGATAAGTAGAGGCAATTCCTACAATAGTTTGTGCAGAACTAGCTCCATTTGCAATCGCCTTATAATGAGAATTAATATGGACTATGCTTCCTAAAGCAGTGCTACCTATTCCTGAAGTAGAACTCTTAAGATCATATGCAACATGAGTTACATCATAATTATTAACCTTAAACTTATTAGGATAGAATAAAAGTTGACCTTCATTACCACTTACCCTCCAATCAAAGGAACCTAAATCAGGATAGGTTTCAACTCTACCATATTGATTAAGAACCCCTCTGGAATTATCATGCAATACCATTACAACCATTATTTGCCTTTCATCTGTATATCTGGTATCTCTTACATAGGTAAAATATTTTTTCGCTCTAGCAGAAGATAATTTGTAATTATCAACAACAGCATATTTTGTTCCTCTTGCTTTATGATTAAAGTCTCCACTAAAGTCATCAATTGTTAAGACTCTGTTTCCAATAGATTCATTATAATCAGATAATATTCTATTCTGGAATTTGATTTCATCAGAAACTAATGTAGATCCTATTAGATTTGTTTCTTCAGTTGCTAAATCGAAAGTATAGAAACAATGTAAGTTTCCAAGTCCTTCAATATCTACTGTAATATCAGTTACACTATCTTCACCAAATGTAGTAGAATGTAAAGCATTATCAGTACTCTCCATAATTAAATCGGAGAATTTCAAGAATCCAGAAGTATGATTTAAAGAACTAACAGGATCATTCCAAGTTTGATAAGGAATTTTAGATTTTAAAGAATAAGAGAAATATTGGTAATAATCATTATCAGGAAGTCTTTGAACGTTATTGTTTAAAATACCAGTATCATATTTCCACCCTTTATCTACTTGAGTATAGGGTCCTAATTTAATATAAGAATCAAATTCAATTTTACTTTCAATAATCCCTTTTGTAAATGAAGTTTTACCAGTTACAATATCTTTAACTTGGAAATCAGAATCTGAAGTAACTTTTAAAGTTTCAATCTTATTATTCCAACTATCAACAACTCCACTTCCAGAAGGAGCAGTAACTTCTTCCCCTTGGAGGAAATCATTTACCTGAAGTTTAATATCAAAAATTGGGAAATCTTTTGCTGGAATAATTCTACCAGCTCCGGAGGTTGTTGAATCATAATATCCAGGATATTGACCATCATCTAAAACATCTGTCATATCAAAAACAACTTGTCCCTTATTTCCACCTAGAGCTTCATTAACAGAGGTAACTGGAAATAACTTATAATTATAAGCTTCTGAATTATATCCTTTAGATGTAGATCCTACTCCAACACTTGTATTTTCGATTAAAACTTTATCTCCTACCGCAAATGGGAATAGGTCACTAAATCCTGTGTTTATACCTACCGTTACTTTCTTAGTTGTACTATTAAAGGTTATAGTATTAATTCCCACTCCATTAGAATTATGAATCGGTATAATTGTTGGTAAAACATTATACATTCCATAGGTATTCTGAAATATCTTAACTTGAGGATTTCCTATCTGATATACTAATGATACATCATCAACTTGCTTTCCAGTAAATCCATCCAAAACAACTAGACTTGGATCAGTAAGATAATTCTTACCACCAGAACTAATACCAATACTCTTAAAGGAATTAAGAGGTTTAATTTGAAGAATTTCAGGAAGATTAAGAGAAGGACTTAAAGTATTATCAGATGGATAGTCAAATCCAATATTATTAATAGTATCTTTTTCAATTATTCCAATAGATTTACTACTAACATCCAATATGGCATCTTTACCATAAGAAGAAGAAACTGTAGTAATTCCAGGAGCTAATTTATAATTTCTTCCACCATTAAGAACTTCTATGCTTTCAATTGCACCATAAGCAGTAGTAGATTTAGTTGTATAATAAAGATTTGCTGTACCTGGTGCATAAGAACTTGCTTCTGGATATTTTGTTAAATTATAAATGACAGTAGTTGTACCCAGACCTACTACCTTATGAGTTCCTGAATATACACTATCAATTAAATTAATTTGATTGTTATTATAAACATCTTTATCTACTATTATTTCTTTTTTAATATCCGCAATATTGTCACTATCTACTGGTTCTAATTTATAATAAAGATTATTAGGAATAAAATCATTTAAGAATAATTTAACATTAGCAGATGCACCAATTCCAGTCTCTCCTGTTCGGACAACTTCAAAATCATCTGTTTTTCCGGTAGCATCAAATTCATAATTAAAATCAGGATCTCTGTAAAAATTAAGAGAGAAAGCTGAATAAGATGTTACTCCAACTATAGATGCTAATGAAGAATCACTTACGTCAAATTTAACAATTTTATTTTTATAAACATTAAGTTCTGGATTAATTAAAGATATTGTTCCTGCTGTCGCACTTGTAATATTAATATAATTAGGATCTTTTAGAAATAAATCATACTTAGTGGCACAAAGCCTTATCTTATCTTTTGTATAATATGAAATATAGTAAATAGATTCATTTGTTAATCCCCCAGCAGGTGAAGATGCAGTATAGATTACCTTATCGCCAGTACGTAATCCATGATCTGAAATAGTAATAGTACTCTCAGAAGTAGAAACATTCCCTGCAACAAATGTAGATGGATTGAATAAAGCTCTTCTATTATCATCATCATATTTAACAGTTATTGTTTCTTCATTTTTAGGAATACAATTAAAGTTAATATTATCACCCAATGAAAGTCCATGGGTGGATCCAAGAGATGTAAGTACAGTAACAATATTTTGATTTATTTCTCCACTTATAATAGTGCGTTTAGTAGTAAAACTATGATAAGAACCAGTACCAAAATTCCTAAAGAATAAAAGACCATCATTAGTAGTTGATCCAATACCAACATATGTTCCTGTAGTTCCTAAACCAACTTTAACTGTCGATATTCCAACAAAATTCTGAGAAATGTTAGCAACATATAAATCTTGAGTTTGAGGTAATGCGAATTTAGTCCCGTTTAAAAGAACATTAATTTCAGTTCCTCCATGTGATGAGTAAGTAACCTTTTCACCTGTTTTTAAACCATGATTTGGTAGATAGATTTGTTGATAAGGAACAAATACTTGAGTTGCTCCTAACCCAGGCATTGAGAACACAGCAGTAGATCCCAATCCTGCTATTGCAGAAGTTCCCACCCCAACTGATTCATTAGGATCAAAATAAATTTCTCTATTAGGAAGATAACTGTAATCTGTTTTGAATCCGGTATTGACAGTAAATTTACGTGGATTTTCTTTAAGAATAATAGATGCACTATATGCAAACCCAACTGTCCCATCAATAGCTCTTAAAACTTTAATTCTTCTTCCAGATTTATCAATATTAAGAACTTTAACCTTTTCAGTATTTCCTATTCCTAGAATATCATTTTCTCTAATATAAGGATAATCTAAAAATCCTGTAGTATAGATGTAAGTAGTTAATCCTGTTACATTAGTACTTCCAATTCCTAAAGTAGTTACAAAATTATCTGTTCTTACCCCTATATTATAAGATCCTTGAAGATTTGCATAATAGGAACTAATACCAGAAATTGTTATTATCTCCGCATCCTTTAATCCGTGTGGAGCAGTAGTGAATCCAACAATATTTCCAACAGCATCTATTGTTCCAAACTCTACATTAGAATATGAAGTAGTAGCAACACTTAAAGAAGAAAGTTCTGGACTATAAACTCTCTTAACTTTAGCAGCAGCATTACTTCCATCTGTAAGAGCATTATCAAATAAAACCCTATCGTTTACATTATAATTTTTACCACCAGTTACAACTCCTACTGACTCTACACTTCCGTTAGAAACTTGATCAATATTTACTGTTTGTTCTCTAAGTTTATTTGGATTAAAAACAAAATCATATTCACTATTAGATCCCTTCAATCTATAATCCAGAGTATTTCTAAACCATGGAGAATTATTTAAATCATAGTCTTCTTGATTTGATTCTATACTAAAGTTAAAAGAATTTGGTTGAGAGTAAAAACTTGTTCCAATAACATAAGGAAACTCAGGTTGGAAGAATCCTTCAAAAGATCCATCAGTTTCTGTAGCATTATTATTAATGGTTGTAAAATATGCATAAACTCCTTTAGGAAAATCTGGGGTCACACAATATCTACCGTTATGTTCATCAAGATCGCCTACATCTTTAAAAGCATAATCTTCATTAAAGAAACCGCTAGGGAAATTAGTTTCAGGAGGACGGGTTGCGTTCGTAATCACCTTGTATCCTGTCTTCAGTG